GCCGAGGAACTGTTGAAGTACGACGACAGGTCCGACGCGTTGATGTGGACCTTTGTGTTCTTGCCGTGTTTGAACGCCATTACACGGTCCCCTTGATCGGGGCTGCGTCAGAAGATGCCGCATCGGTTGGGGAATCGTCGACGGCTGTAACCTCGGCAGGCGTATCGACATTCTCAACGGGTTCGATGTAGCCCTGTTCACGGAGCCACTTGATCGACTCACGCGGGAGGTCGCCGACCTCGTCGCCCGGCTCGGCGCGTTTGTCTTTGTAGTTGATCCCAGCGGTCCCGTCAGGACCTCCGGTGACGCGGTATGTCGGCATGAGCGGACCTCGAGGCAGAGTGCTCCCCTGTCCGCTCTGGCCCACGAGTGGCACTGACGAGCGTCAGGGTCACAAGGGACATGGAAGACTTGCTCGGATGGTATCACCGAGAACGCGAGAGCGCCCCGACCGTGTGGCCGGGGCGCTCGGTGTTGCTGGGGGAGCTTGGATCAGAGCCACGGGTCCGGCTCGTAGAGGCCGCGTTCCTCAAGCGGACAGGGGCCTCCGCCGGGGTAGCCGTGGCCGGGAGCGTCACAGAGCGAGCAAGACGGGACGTAGTTCTTCATCTCGTCGTGGCAGTAGGCGGCGTACTCGGCGTCCTCGATCGGGCCGGTCCACACGACCTTGCCCTCGTCGAGGAGTGCCACGTTCCCCGAGGCGAGGAGTCGGAAACTCGGGGACTCAAGAATCCAATCGGTCGACGAGGTCATCGCACGACCTCGAACTCGCTACCGACGGGTGACACGAAGATCCGACGGTCGGACTCGTCACCGAGAGTGCGCGTCGTGAAGGTAACGTCGACGCCGTCGTTCACGGAGGAGACGACCCGAAGGGTGAGGGCATCCCACCCGCCTCCCTTGCCGAGCATGGCGACGACGAAGTCGCCGACCTCAATGTTCTGGACTTCGACTGCGGTGGTGGAGTTCATGTGTCTCTCTCGTTCGCGTGGTGGTGTTGGTCAGCGGCCGCGCATGATCTTCGCGACTGCCTTCTGCTCGCCCATCCCGAGGAGACCCTCGTAGACCGGGGCGATCGTGTTGCCGCCGACGAAGCGCATCGCCTCGTCGAGCGCGGCGAGGTACTTGTTCGGGAGCATCGCGTACACGTTGGCGCGGTCAAGACCGAAGCAGATGATCTGCGCGGCGAGGTCAAGGAGTCCGCCGTCGCGACGGTCGATGGCGTCGGCGTCGCCCATCTTGACGTCGTAGGGATCGACCGGCGAGTCAAGGTCGAGGAGACCGTGAGCGGCGGAGAGGATCATGACGTTCTCCGCTCCGACGTCAGCGATCGCGGCGGCGAGGACCTCGGTGAACAGCGAGCCGACGTAGAGATCACGAGCGGTCGTGGTCTCGTCGATCTTGGCGCCGCCGCATGGGACGATCATGACTGTTCGGGTGGTGGTCGCGGTGTTCATGTCATAAGTATGCCGAACCCTCTCCCCCCTGTCAAGTCCTAATCGGGAGAATCTGCGGGAGGGTCGGAGATCCCTTGTGTCCCTTGGGATCGCGCGCCGTCGCCACCTTGGTTCTGCGCCTTGCATCGCGTGCAACGGATGACCCACGGGCGGCTCACGATCTCGGCGAGCAGCCGAGAGCAGCGCCAGCATCGAGGCGCCTCGTCAGTCGTGGCGCCCCGGCCGTAGGCATCCATCAGGCGAACTGGTCGCCGCAGTCCGGGCAGAGGAAGACTGCCGGACCGTCGCCGAGCGTCGAGACCTCGAGGGCGTCGGGATGATGGCACGCTGCGTCGTAGTCATCCTCGGCGTAGGCGATGGCGTACCTCTCACCGAGTTCGGCGAGGTCGCGACCGTCGGTCTCGAGCAGTCGCACGAGCAGGAGCCGCGTGGTCTCGAGGGAGTTCTCGATCGCCGCGAAGGTCACGAGGACCGCGCGAAGCAGATCTTCGTCATGCATGGGTTACCGTGAAGTTCATCGCGATCTCGGGCCGGTCGCTCTGGTCGTAGCCCATCGGGATCGGCCGACCGAGGGACTCGATCCGCAGCATCCGGATGCCGCTCGCCGTGGTCTCGGATACAGCCTCGAGCGCGTTGATGACCGAGGTCACCTTCGTGCGGGCGGCCTCGTAGTCTTCGCGTGCCGCACGAACGAGCACCTGCACGTTCGTCATGGTGAGGGCGTTCCCGACGATGCCGTGCGTGTAGAGGTTCACGCCAGCGCCGGACTCGAAGACCGTGACGCAGGCGTCAGGCGTGTCGGGCTGGCGGGACAGAAAGATCGTCGAACCGAGCGTGCCGATGCTCGCGGTCTGGAGCACCGATCCGACGCCGTCGAGGATCTCGCTCATGGCTTGTCCTCGGTTGTCGGCTCACCCTGCGGCGCGCCGGTGTCGTGCTTCGCTAGCGCTTCCTTCACGCGCTCCTCGAAGCCTTGAATGGCCTCCATGAATGGGCGCTCGAGGAACTTGGCTGACTTGCCCGGCAGGGTCCAGCGCGGCTCAGGGTTGACCTTCTCGTGGACATAGAGCGCATAGGTCGCGGCGGTGCCGCCGTAGCCGATCAGCACCTGATGGTTCACCGGTAGCTCTAGGACGCCCGAGGCCTTGAGGTTCCCGGGGATGCCGCGGTAGTTCCGGTCGCCCGCCTTGTGGACGGGGACGAGTCGCTGCGACTTCCGGAAGATGGCGCTGGCCTCGCGGTAGAGGATCTTGTCCATCTCCTTCGGGGTCTCGCGCGCCAGTTTCTCGAAGCGTCCCATTAGCGCAGCCGAGCCGTAGGTCGAGGCCGAGAACATCCCACTCACGGTCGGGACTTCCCGTAGTGGAGCACGAGGTGGTTGCTGCCGACCTGATCGCCGACGCGATCGATCGCGATGATCGGCGGCTGAGATCCGTCGGGGAGGGTGACCTTCGAGTAGAGCGTCACGGTCGGGTTGCCCGGGACGTAGACCTTCCCCGAGGCTACGGCTTCGGCGCCTGCAGAATCGATGACCTTGTGATCGCCGGTCTGCACGCGACAGTTCGTGATCGTTGTGGCCGAGGCCCACGTTCGCTTCCCGTAGGCGTCGAGAGCCGAGACGCTCGCGAGCGTGATCGTGTCGACCATGATCTCGAGGAGTTCGGCGTCGATGGTCATAGGACGAACTTATCGAGTAGGCCAAGCGTGAACTCCGCGCCTAGAGCGTTTGCGTTCGCGCTCGGGAGCGGCGGAGCGTCGATGCCCGAGGCGATGCTGAGGAGATGATCGGCGAGATGATGGAACTGGAACGACTGCTGGCTGAACTGTTGCGAGAGCGAGAGGTCACCGACCGCTCGGCTCTGGTCGGCCTTGCGCGAATACTTCGCGGCGACAGCCCGGGCAGCGCCGACGGCGGCCATGCCGACGCCGTTGTGGATCGAGATGAGGTAGGCGATCTCCTCGTCGGAGACGAGTTCGTCGGTGTCGTCCGTGTCGCCGATCGTGAAGCGCACGGCGTCCTTCGACGAGTTCGACGGATCACCGGAATAGGTCCAAGTCATGAGAGAGCCTCCTCAGTCGAGTCTAGGGCAGTCTCCCGAATCGGGCGATCGTCCATCTCTGGGTGAGTCTCGACGAACTCGCGCAAGGCGAAGGCGTGCCACATCACAGCATCGAGGTGGTGCGTTCCGCTCTCCGGGTCGATGTCCTCACCGTCCCACCACAGCCAGAGGTGGCGATGGAGCGCCGCGAAGGTGATGCCCCAAGGGTGACCGCGCTCCCAGTTCCGGTCGGCGTACTTCTCCGCGCCTTTCCCGTACTGCTCGGCGAGGGCGATCAGCGGGACCGCGGGGATCAGGTCGAACCGGGCGAGCTTGCGGCCCTTCTCGGCGCCGGTGTCGGGGTCGACGTAGCGGGTCTCACTCCGGTCCATCGGTCAGCCCTCGGAGCGTCTCGGTCATCCGACGCCAGCGGGCGAGCAGCCGATCAGCGCGTCGGTCCTCGGCGGTCTGGGCCTCGTCGTTCTCACGGCGGATGCTCTCCTCGCCGCCTCCGTGTTCACTGTGACCAGTCATCTTCGAACCTTCGGATAGGCGCCAGCGGGGGCGGGGAGGATGACTCGGTGGCGCAGCACCAGCAGTGCCGAGACCACGAGCTAGACCATGCCACAGCGCAGTCGTGACAGTAGAGCATCAGACGATCTCGACGTCGCCCCACCCGCGCGCACCATAGCCGCGCCCGATGCCGAGCATGAGTTGACCCGCGGGCGCGTGCTGCCCGGTCTGGGCGGTCCACCAGTACGAGCCGCCGTCTTGTGCGGGACACTGCACGAACAGGCGCCCGAGGCTCTCGGACATGACGAAGTGATGGAAGTGGCCAGAGATCAAGATGTCGGCCTCGGCGATCGGCTGGCGGCCCATGACCTGACCGCTCCACCACTTCTCCGCCTTGCCCGCTGCGTGACCGCTGGCGCGTCCGTATTGGTGACCGTGGGCCATGCCGACGTTCACCCCGCAGACTCCGAGGGTGAGAGTGAGATCGCGAGCGATGACGGCCGAGACATTCCCGTAGCGCTCAGGGTTCGCGGCGCAGACCTCGGCAACACCCTCGACGACCTCGAGGTCGGCATTGTCATCCCAGTTCGTGAACGCTTTCCCTGCCTTGCGGTACTCGCCGTGGTTTCCCGGGATCGCAGCGAGGACCACCCTCGGGGCGAGTGGTGCGGAGACGTCGACGGCGCGCATGAGGAGGCGGCGCACGACGCGCTTCTGTTGGCGATGGTCGAGATCGACTTGGAAGGTCTGCATGGCGTAATGCTCTCCGCAGCCCTCGACGAGATCGCCCATGCCGAGCAGGTAGATCGCCTCGGGCGGTCGGCCTCGGCGGGTCATCTCGCGCACCTTGTCGGTGATGGCGTCGATCCCTGTGGCGATGCGTTCGACGGCGGCGAGAGACCCACCGCCTTCGCCCTTGCCGATCTGGAGATCCGAGATCGGCACGACGAGCGCAATGTCGGAGGCGACCTCAGGTGCCGGTCGGCGTGGCCGCTTCGCGCTCGCGAGTCTGCACAGTTCCTCGACGTCGGCGCGGTCCTGCCCAGCGGCTCGACTTCGGATGGTCGCGCGGTAGTAGCGCAGGCGCCTGACTTCTCCGCCGCCGATGTTCGCGTCCCAGCCGCGGACCTGAATCGACCCGGGGACGACCTCTGTCGTCGACGGGTCGAGGTTCCAGTCGGCGATGAGTTCGGACCAGAGCGCGTCGTTTGGAGCGTCCTCGAGCGGGCCGGTGGTTAGATGGCCCTCCGAGCCGTCCCAAGCTATGCCGGGTTCCCATCCCTGCGGAGCAGACTGCGCGGGCCTCTCGTGGCGCCTGAGGGCCTCCTCGAGGGCGTCTGGATCTTGCCCGGGGATCTCGAAGGCGTCGCCGTAGTCGCTCACGCGTAAACCTCGTCGGGGCAGGCGCACGCCCGACGTCGATGGCGCAGGAGAGCGTCGGCACGAAGCTGCACGCCGAGCGTGCTCTTGACCGCGCCAATGATCGCCGCGTGGCCGATCTCATGAACTGGCGCAGAGATGTAGCCAGTGAGTTTGGTCCGGTATTCACCGGGCGGGAGATCAGCGACCAGTCGACCGACGGCGCAGCCTCGCCCATACCATTGGTTGGCGGAGTGCGCGACGATCGCGGCGTCGAGAGCGTCGGGGTCCACTAGTACCGCCAGCGGAGAACAATGACGCCACCAGCGCCAGTGCCGCCTGCGCGTGCGGTGCCTACACCGGCTCCGCCGCCACCGGCGCCGTAGGCGCTACCGGCTGTCGGTGCGGTTGAGCTGGTACCACCGGTGCCACCGGTACCACCGCCGCCGGTGCCACCAGCACCGGCAGTGCCACTGACGTTTGCGCCGCCACCGCCGCCACCGGCGTAGATGGCCGAGGTTCCGGTGACCCAAGTGGTCGTGTAGCCAGCGCCACCGGCGCCGCCTGTGCGGGCTGTGGTTGTTGTGACGCCAGCCGACGATGCACCGCCACCGCCACCACCTGCTCGATCAAGCAGGACCGCCGAGGCGTAGCTGGTGCCACCGGCGAAACCTTGACCGCTCACACCGGTGCCGCCGGTCTGTGTTGCCGCGCTATTTGCGCCGCCGCCGCCGCCCGAGCCGCCACTACCGACCGAGCCGACCGTGAAACCACCGCCACCACCACCGTAGGCCAGAGCGATCAAGGTGTTTGGGTAATAGGCGAGACGGGAATACTGCCCGCCAGTACCGGCCGCGCCGATCGCTCCCACCCCGCCAGTGGATGCCACATTCACGGTGATCGGCGTCGCGTTGATGGTCGTGAAACTGCCGGTCAGGACACCGCCAGCGCCACCTCCGCCTCCGCTGGCGGTGGTGGCATTTGCGGCGCCACCTCCACCACCGGCACCAATAAGCAGATATTCAAAGTAGCCGGGGATCGGGGTCGTGACGGTGTAGCCCGAGGCCTCGTCGCTCGCCGTGATAATCAGGTACCGCCAGCCGCCAGCGTCGTAGGTGCTGGTCGTCATCCCGGCGCTAGGTAGCACCAGCGACGGATGGGCGAGAGTTGCAGCGCTCGAAACTATGCCAGCGGTGGAAGGCATCAGGCTGCCGCCAAGTCGCCGACGAGCAGGAAAGTCGCGGTCGGTGTTGCGGTCGTAGCGGTGCAGATGAGCGTCGCCGCTGACCACTTGGTGCGCAGCTTTGCTGTCGGCGTTGAGTTGATCGTGACGCCACTACCGGCGCTAACGGTGACTTGACCGTCGCCGAGCTGGGCGAGGTCGATTCGTTGCCCGATGGTGGCGATGCCGGTCGGGACGGTCACGGTCACTGCTGCGGAGTTGGTGAGGGTGACCAGTCGCCCGGCGTCGCTGCTTGCGATCGTGTAGCTAGTGCCGGTCTGTGCGTTGATTGTTTGCGCGGTTGACCAGTCGCCGTTTGCGCCGTTGGCGCCGGTGTCGCCCTTTGGCCCGACGAGCGAGACGGCGGTAGGCCATGCGCCGGAGGCCTTCGGGCCAGAGATCGTGTTCGCGGCGGTGTTTAGGTAGAAATCGCCATCTACACCGAGTCCGCTCGAGGGGGTCGTTGCTCCGTTGCGAACTGTCTTTCCATCGGCGCCCGTTGCTCCGATGATCGAGACGCCGCTGCCCCATGCGCCGGATGTTTTCGGGCCGTAGATGCGACTCGCCGAGGTGTCGAGGTAGAAGTCACCGTCGACGCCGAGACCGGAAGAAGGAGCGCCTGAACCGTTGCGGAGTGTCTTACCATCGGTGCCAGTCGCGCCAGTGTCGCCGCGCGGAATCGTAAACGCGAGGGCCTGACTCGGCGGCGTGCCGGAGACGACGACCTGCGCAGACGATCCAGCGGCCCCTGTTGCGATGGTCGCGGTGAGGGAGTTGGCCGGACCCGCTGCGCCGGTGTCGCCCTTGAGGCCGGTGATGCCGATCGCCGAGACCTCGTAGGTTCCGGTGGACACCGAGACGTCGACGTTCGTCGTGTCGATCGTGACGGCGACGTTGGTGTTCATCGGCTGACGTCCTGCACGATGGTCACGCGCCCGCTGATTGGTGTGGAGACGAGGCCTCCCGAGGTCGTCTCCTCGAGGTCCCAGACGGCGTAGCCCGGGGACAGCGTCGCGGTCGTCGTGTCCGAGAGCGTGAGGGTCAACTTGCCTGCTGCGCCGTTCGTGATCGTGCAGGTCCACGTTGCGAGGATTGTGTTGTCCGCGGGTGAGCGGCGGATCTGCGCGCGATAGGTACGGCCGGTGATGTTGATGGGCGAGCCTGTGGTCTTGTCCGTGAACGTGACCGTCACAGACTCATCGTCGCCCGTGCGGATCGTGAGAGGGACGTCGCCAGTAGCGCTCACGATCAGGCCACCCGGACGATGACCATTGGGCCGTTCGTGTGGGCGGTGATCGCACCGAACGAGGACGGAAGCGCGCCGGTAATGTTTCCGCCGTAAACGCACCACGCGTCCGGGGTGTTGGTGAGCGTGGTCGAGCGGTAGGGGGCGATGGTCTCGATCGGCGTGGACACGGTCCTGACCGTCGGCGCCGTGCCGACCTGAGCCACGGTGACCACCCAGTAGAGACTCGCGGTCAACTCGGTCCACGCGACCGTGTCCTCCTTGAACCCAGTCGTCGAGGAATCAACGGTGTCGTCGTCCGAGATGAGTGTGCCGGGCGCGCCATTCAAGTCGGAGTAGAGGCCGAAC